TATTATCTGTATCTGTATCTTTTGCTTCTTCAGGCTTATCATTATATTTATATACACACTTTAGTATAAAAATTGCCATAGTGGTATTTATCTTATGTTTAAGGGCATAATCTATCACCTTACCCTCCTGTATTCTCTTAGCTCTTTTTAATGCTTCGGAAAACTTGGGGTATTTTTCACTCATTTCGCTTAAAATTTGTGGATATAGACCTTTATCTTGGTACAAAAATCTGTCGAACCAAATATTATCTTCTACTTTTAACCATTCTAAAAGTTCTTCTGCTAATTTAAGAGCCACAGCCTCTGTCCATTTTATTGGACGTCCATTCTTTCTTGGCTCTTTATTTATTTTTTTTGCTGGCATAAATTATTAAATTTATTAATTATTGATGGGTGTTTTAAAAACCATTCCCTATGTTTAACTCCTTTAGTTCCCTTTATAATTTTATTTAAAGAAGAAAACTCTTTATGTAAATCTCTTTCTATACCAGATAAGTTAGGAATAAAATATAATACATTTATATCATCACTATCAAATAACTTTTCTATAGTAATATCCATAGACACTCCTTCTTCATAAACACATTCTATAGAGTAATATTTATTCAGCTCCCTCATTCCTCTTCTTTTTCTTTATCGTGTTCAACTGCCTTATAATCAACCACTTGCTTAGTTGCCTTATCCAAAAAATTAATTCTTGCTAATTCAATATCATCTTGTTCAAAAGAAACTCCATATTCATCCTCAACCTCTTCAAAAACATCTTCAAAACCTAATGTTTCAAAGTTTTTAATTTGGTGTGGTTGAACATTGCTTGTGTTAAGTGTAATATTACCAACCAATATATGGTTTCTCGTAATAATAAGTCCCTCATATTCTTTTTTTACTCTTTTAATTTTCATTTTTTATAATTTTTATTAATAAATTCTTCTTGTTTAGTTTGTATATCTCTTCGCAATTTAGTTAAGTAGTTTCTATTTATATTAAATTTTTCTTTTAATTTGTTAACAGTAACCTTTTTATCATTTACATACATTGCCTGGTAAAAAATCTTCTCCTCATTGTTGAGTGTTTTCTCAAAATCATATAAGCAGTTCATTTTTTGATTATAATCCTTCTCCATAAATATTTTATGTTTGAAATCATCATCACAATCTTCTATGTCAAATACAACTTCAACCAATGTGTTTTTTGAGTTTTCTAAAGTTATCTTAGAAAGTTCGCTGTTATTCCATTTTAGTTGATTGGCTATATACTTTATGCAGAAGCTTTCCATTTGAGAGGGAAGCATCTTTTTCTTTTTATCAAGAAGGTGCAAATATGTTAAAGTTACAAGTTCTGCTGGTTTAAAATTATTCTTTTGCACGTTCTTTCCTATCTTTACTGTTGCTTTGCATAATTTTTGATAGTTTAACGAAAAGTATTCATCTATTTGTTCTTTACTTGTCATTGTATTGTATTATTTATTTTCGTTAAACCAAATATAGAATGTCTTATGCTTTGCTTTTCTCTCTGTGGCGCTACACCAACATCCTTTATGTGTAGTGCCGTTATACTTATCATAAACAGCATATAATGCTATAAGTGATGTTTTGCTTATGCTATTATAATTTGCCTCAGCAATTTCTATTTCTTCTTGTGTAAACATTATAAACCTAATTTTTTAATTAATAATTCTTTATATGTGATGTAATTAAGTTGAATCTTTTCAACAAATCCCTCATCTGTGTAAAGATCGTATCTAAAACTTTTAATTATATTGAAGAACTCTTTCTGCTCAAGCAAAATAACTTTTTTAATTAAATCAGCAACTTCATATTTTTCTTCTTTAATATACATATACAAATAAATATGCCATATTGATAGTTTTATTTCGTGATCCTCTATTATTTCAGCGGCTGTCCCAATTGATTGCAATAAGTCATCTGTTAAATAATCATCGTCTGTTGGGGTGGTGTATACATCAATCAATAAGTTGAGCATTTTAACAAATTCATCCTCTTCAATTATATTATCCTGGTTCATTATTTTTGTATTAATTTTAATAGCACTTGTTCTTTGTTCTATCCTTTTTAAATTAAACTCCGCATATTTCACGGAGTTTTTCCAGTTGTTGATAAGTTTTTTAATTTCTTCATCCTTTTTCATTACTGTTTTCATTTTGTAAGTTAAATTTTATCTCCCTCACTTTCTCTAATAAAGTAAGTAATTTTGAGTTGATGTTATTAAACATCTCTTGCATTTGTATTTGTTCTGTTTCCATTATGTTTTTGTTTTATTATAAATAGGTAAAAAAAAATAAAAACTGATTTTTTTAAAAACTTTTTTTTATTTATAATAAATTGTTTCAATTAACATTTGTGATGATAGTTTGCAGACAGTTTTCCATATCTTTGTTTTATCAAAATCATCCTTCTGGAGATACTTTTGTTCCCAAACATAGTCTTGGGGGTTGGAAGAAATTTTATACACCCTCAGGCAATCCTTAAAGAAATTAAAATATAGAATTTGATTGCAGTCTCCAAATTTTTCTTTGAATTGAATTATGCCTGATAATTTTATAAACTCAAAGAAGGCTCCACCCATTCTATCAATTGAGCTGGCAGAATAATCAGTTCTAACTTTTGCCTCAACAATAAATTTTGTTGATCCAGAATTCATCCAAGCATCAAATGAAGAATATTCAGTTGGAGATGGAAAAATTTCAATATCTTCTTTTTTTGAATTTGCAAACCAAATTAGAGCTTTTTGTTCTCTCTTGGCCTTACTTGTAAATGATTCTTGTTTTTCTGTGTTCATACTATTTGTTTATTATAAATAGTATAAAAAATTTAAAATAAGAATATTTATAAAATATTTTTTATTGCAAAAAAAAACCCCAGCAAGAATGAGTGACTAAACTTGTTGGGGGGTTATAATTTTAAGTGAAAAAAACACTTAAAATGTTATAGATAGTTTATTTGATTGGTGTTTACAACAGGTTATCTAATATTAAAATAACTGTTAATGCTCCTAATAAAAAAGCTATATATATTAATATTATCATCATTCTTTGTTTTTGTTTAATTTAGTTTCACCAGTTTTAAGATTAACTTCTAATGTCATAGAAGATTCTTTTGGGCACTCACCAATATTATCATTTAAATACCACTCTTCATAATAATCCTTTCCAAAGTCATTAATATAAATCTCTGCATTATCATATTTTTCATCATACCAATCATCCCAATCAAAAGATACACTATACCATTCAGAGTTATATCTAACGTAAAACCAAGGGTCCTCACTTGTTGATGGTATAATTATATTATCACCGATGTTTACTTCATCGTCTAAATTATAACCATCTTCTCTTGCTAATTTAATTAGTTCTATAATTTTTGCTTCCATATTTATTTTGTTTTTGTTTTTATTATTTATTTATTTGTTTATTGTGCAGTCATTAAACGTGAAACTTGGCGCTCTTTAAACGTCTGCTTTTGTAATGGCTTTTTATCTACTTTTATATCTGTTGCCAACCATTTTTGCCCATCGTAGTTTGCGTTAAAATGTAGAACATCACCTGCAGAAATGAATAAAATATCTTTTGTTGGATAGTAAACAGTACCAGTTGCAAATGCAATCTCAGCACCAATCTTTTTAAATTGCTCATTAGTTCTGTAGTATACAGATTTAACTTTTCCCCTGAACTTTTTTTCTTCTGTTTTCATATTACTTTTGTTTTTTGTTTCTTTATTATAAATATACAACTTTTTTTTAAACCCACAAAAACTTTTAAAAAAAATTGTTAATTAATTGTTAAAAAAAGTTAATAACAGCCAAACATAAGGGTAATGGCTGTTATTTGGCAATAGTTTTTACACCGAAGTTAAGAATTATTTCATTCATTACATCTGTTACACGTTGTTTATTTTTTGGAGTGCAGAATAAAGCGTCATAAACATAACCTACGTATATTCCCTCAGAGTTTAGTTTCTCTATTACATAAGTCATTATATTAACTTCTACTTTAAACATCTTCTTGCTTGTTATTTTATGTCCAAACATATCTTTATCTCTATATATGTTTTCCATCATTATAGGTTCTTCTTTTGAATAGAAATCAAATAAAGGACTTTTTGACATTTGTTTCCAAGTTTTATTAAAAAAAGACAAATGTTCAATCTTTACAGTTTTATTATCTATATCTGCCCTTTCAGCAACTTTATCGTGAGTAATAAACTCTGAGTTCCCTTTGTATATATTCATCGCTATATTAGGGTGTAATGCGCTGTAATCAGCTTCTTCTATCTTATCTCCATCCATCTTGCACATCTTTCTAATCCAAGATGGCATAAGAGTGAAACTGTCTGTAACTCTACCACCACTATTTGAACCTCCAATCATAGGTATTAAAAAACCATTTGAAGTTAATCTTAAAAACAACTCAATATTCTCCTCAACAAAAGATCTGTTGTCAGCATCTTTCCAATAGCTCTTAGGGTGTTTGTTTAAAAAAGTTAATTTCTTTCCTTTATTTGTCATATGTCCCAATTTAACCAACCTCTTACCCTCAGTTCTTATTTCTTCAACTGTTGGTATATCTATTTTAGAATAAGTTTTAATTAGATTTTTAGCAATTATATTATCCATACTTAAATTAAGAACTTTAAAATAACTTTTTCTTCTTAGGTTCTTTGCATATTCTGTTTTAAGTTCATATGTTACAACCCCTTTATCTAAATAACTTTCACCTAATTTATATCTATAACTTTCTTGATCTATTACAAAATTTTTAGAGCGTTCTATTATTGGTCCATTTTCAGTTCCTTTTATTAGCAAATCAATAATTAATTTATATGTGTTTTTGAATTTACCTCCAACTTGTTCTCTTAATTCTTTTGCTTGTAATGTTTTCCATCCACCTTTTCTTGTATAAAAAGCATTTGATAAGTTAGAAAGTAAAATTAAACATAGTTCTTTAGCAACATCTATATCCGGGTTAATTTCTTTTAGTTTTGTTTTTGACACATACCTCTCAATTACACGTTCAACTTTAACTGGGATATATATTTTATTGCTCTGTTCAAAAAATAGCGGAAAATTGGCTAAAATTGTTTCGGCAGAATCTTCTACTTCGCTTGGTGTGTCTAATAAGTTATTGATATTATCTATAGCATCATAATGAATAGGTAATATAGATTGTAATAAATAATTAAATTCATTATATGAAGTATCACCTGTAACTTCAATTAAATTATTTATTGAATCCCCTAATGATATAGTATTCCCATTAAACATATTTGAATCGAATATGTCCTCAAGTTCTTTTTGAAGTTGGTTTTTTGATTTTGGTAATTTGAATTCTGTTTTCATATTTCTGCTTTATTTTTTTCCCTACCTTAACCGAGGCAGAAACCACAGGGGATCAATCCTGTGGTTCTCGGCACATATAAATCCAGATATGTGAGCTGTTTTAATAAACCTAATACAATAACATTTTTTTTTCAAATGTTTTTTAGGTTTTTATTATAAATAGTAGAAAAAAAATTATTTATAGTTTTTAAAGAAAAAAAAAGAAAAAAAGTTTTTTTATTTAAAAGTTTTTATTTACATTTGTTATATGCACATTATTAGTGTTCATATTACTTGTTTTTGTAAACCCCTATATAAATATTATATAGGGGTTTTTTAATTCTGAAAAATAAATTAAACTTTTTTTTATAACTATTCCGCAAAAACTTTTTTTCTATATATTTATAAATAAAAAAATGAATAAATATAATTTTGACATAGAAAAACTTAGAGCAGATGACCAAAGAGAATGGTCAAACTTATACACAAAACTACACGGAATGATTAAATCACAATCATTTACAAAAAAAGAAGTTTTTAATGAAGATATTTTTCAAGATTCTATTCTAATTTTAAAAAATAAAATGTTTTCTCTAAATACCACAAAAGATATAATAAACTTCTTCTATGCCACAATGAGAATTCAAACCTTATCAGCAAATAGAGTCGACAACAAGTTTTCTAAAAACGCTTACATACAAACAGATGAGGGAAATTATGATATATTAACCCCTGATCACATTTCAAGCCCTCTGAACAATCAAGAACAGGAACACGAACAAGAACAACTTCAATTTGATTTGAATGCCTTAAAACTGAAATTTGAAGAAATAAAGAAAATGGCAAATAATGGCAATCAAATTAAACATATCGACCTGTATGATTTTTATTTAAAATATGCAACAGAACATTCTATTACCGTTCCAGACTTATGTGAACAATTTGGCATAAAAAACCCCGTTTATTTATCGAATTTAAATGTTTGGGTGCAAAAAGCATTGGGGCTGAAGAAACCTGTAAAGAAAGCTAAACGACCAATAGAAGAACTGTTGAAAATTAAAAGCAAGACATCAGCAAAATATAGAGCACAGTATAAAGAAAAAAATAAAAATAAATAAAAATGATTATAATAATAAAAATATGGATGGCGTGTTGGATGTTTGTAAACTTTGATCATATTCAACAACCATTACAAGATTGGTTCATTAAAAATATTGAATCAATGCCCAATGGGGGCGAAAAGAGGCTGTTGGAAGCACTCTTTGAAGTTTTAGGTTGTCTTAAGTGTCTTTGCTTCTGGAGTGTGCTTATATTGACTCTAAATCCATTCTATGCAATTGGGGCTTCAATTGTTGGACAGGCATATTCAAAAATGTTTATGCATTAAATTCGTCGAAGAAAAAAGGCTATTGGTCGAATAAATGAAAAAAAGTTTGGTGGTTTGGTAGAATTTGCTTTTTTTTGTACTATGTATTAACAAAAACAATTAAATTATGAAAAGAATTATTTTAGCATTAGCACTTATTGCAATAGGATTTTCAAGTTGCAAGAAAGAAGAAATTGAACAAGATATTATAGATGACTCTCCAATTTGGACTGATACTACAATTGTCGTCCCACCAACAGTTGATTCTACGCTAACTTATAGGTTTAAAGTAACTGGTGCAGCACTAACAAATAATATTGATAAAATGGTTATTATCAATAACAACACTGAGTTATTAACAAAGAATAATGTTATAACCATAACTTGCAAGCAGGGTGATGTTGTTGAGTTTAAATTAATTTATATGTATCCCGATACATATCAAAGTGGTAAGTGGATAAATGTTGAACTTACCAAGAGCGGTAATGGTTCAAATTGGAACGCTTATAATTGGATTAATTATTATAGTCCAACTGGGTTTGGAAGTGAGAGCTATGGCAAATCATTTACAGCACATTATTAATAAATAGAAAAGACCACTCGTAATTGCGTGGTCTTTTTCTTTTTTATTTATCTGATGGTTCAGCTGGCCAATCACCTGAAGAACCAATCTCAATATCATTCCTCATTCCTCAACTTTCTTTTTAAATTCAACAATTGACATAACAGTTTTCTTTAGACTCTTTATATAATCAATAAACATTTCATTATAAGTTATGCCAGAAAGTTTTTTCTTGCTTTCATTGATGCTTGTCCATTCTATCCATATAAGGAATCCCCCAACAATTTTTGTTGCAAGAAAATTAAATGGTATAAAATTAAGCATCATTTCATTTATTGCATAACCGTCAAGAATAAACATTGTAATGATTGCAACCTGGTAACCTATTAGCTTTGGAACAAGACCATCTCTTGTTTTTCTACTTGTAACCTCAACATCAACATCTTTCCCCTCATCTATGGCCTTCTTCTTTGCGGCCTTTCTTCCAATTATTGTGTCAGCGAATATCACAATCCCAACCACAAGCATAAGAGGTGCTATTGGGGTTAAGAATAACACTAAAAATTTACAGAAACTTTGTAATAATTCTTTCATAATTAAATAATGATTATTGACTTATTATACCCATTCCCATTTCCTCCACACTTCTTTGCAAGAGAGTCATCATTTAATTCTGAAATATAATTTGCATATAAATTTGCATTTTCTTTCTTTGCAAGGTAGTCATAAATTGCTCCCTCATATATTCCAGCCTTGTCAGCATAATGTTGCATAGTAAACTGAACTTCACTTAAAGCTGCTGCTGATGAATAATCTCCCGATTCGATTTGAAGGCCCTTATTCTTCAATTGAAATGACAAACCAAATACAGCATCGCTTGCCGCTCTCCACGCAATTGCTGGCTTCATCAGTTCTACCTAGATAATCTCGTTTGAAGATAAAGTTTGTGCATTATATTTTGTTAGAAGATCATTAAAGAAATGAGTTCCAATGATTTTTCTAACCCAATTCTCTGCATTTACAGCTGTCCAAACACTAATATCTTTTGCATCAATATTTTGTGTAAGGGGCGTATTAGCTTTTATCCACTCTTCTGTTATAAAAAAAACTGCCATATTATAAAGGTTTTTGTGTGTTATTATTTGTTTGAACTTCAACTATTTCATTGTTGATAATTTGATAGTTGTTAAATTTAAAATTACCCTTAATACCAAATATATCCATAAGCTGATTCATTACCCCCTCAATTTCTTTTCTTAGGGGCATTACTACATTCTTCTCAAATATTGTATAGGATTGTTGTATATCACTACCACTACCAAGTTTACCACTTACACGAATTCCCATAAGCATTGGGTCAATTGACCAAGCCTGACATATTTTTGTATCAGTTCTCTCATCAGTTTGAAGGAAAAGCTTATCATTGTTGCTCGTAGGTAATGTCTCGATGATAGGAAGTTGATCCAATCCATTCTCGAAGAATGCAATTGAACGTCCAGCTTCTGCGGCTCCCTTTGCTGATTCAATTGTTCTCTTATATTCTAGTGCCTCTTCGTCACTTGCTGGCTTCTTAGGAAACTTGAAGATGGTTGAAGCAAATACTGAGTTCAATATATTTGACTTGTGTAGGTAAGATGACTCCCCATCAAGGAATATCCAATTGTTTGCTGAGCAATAATTCGGAACAGGGTATACCAAATCTCCATCATCAAGTCTAAAAGAAAGAATTCCCTTATGATTTGCTTTATTATAGCAATATTTATCAAATTGAACACCATTCACTGAACGGATAAAATCTTTATTATATGAAAATTTATTTTCAGCCTCATCCCAACGAAGTTCATCCATTGGTATTCTCTTAATTGAAACTCCCTTTCCATTAGAATCATTTTCTATAAGCAAATTAATTACTTCAAACATAAGTGCATCTTGAGTAATCTTAAAAAGGAATTTATCATCCATTCCGATTTTTGAAGCAAATTGATAAAGCTTAACTTTTTCTGGCCCATTATCTACTCCATTAACAAATTGATAAGAACCACCAATAGTTGCGTTGTTGATAAAACGCATAATAGAACCGTGTAGGGGACTTGTGTGTTTAAGTTGTCTTAGAAGGTTAGGGAAAAGATTATCCTCTCCATAGCGAACGTAGCCACCTGCTCCTTGATAGGTAGGTGAAATGTAAGGCATAGCCAAGTTTCCTTTGCCAACTTTACCGAAAGGGCTTGAGAAGTTGTAGTATCCTTGTGGTTGATCTGGTGTTGTTGTTGGAGCGCTTTGTCTTCCAATATTAATAAATCCAAATAATTTCATAGTTAATCGTAAATTGAAGGTGAGTCATTGTTTTGATTTGGAATAACTTCATTGATATAAGTATCATTTGCACTTGTATCATCCACAGTCATTCTTCCTGTCTGAATTATTACTCCAGTTGTAGCTGAAATTGATAACGTTGATGCTGAAGCTTCGTAAACGTTGTATGTATACTGACCTGGCATAAGTGATATAACAACTGATGTACCCCCAGTTGTGCTCCCAGTTACGTTCTCAATTATCTCAAATAGATTGTATCTACAAACTGAATTTGACATATCAT